AGCGACGCCGATAGGCGGTATGCCTCGGCGGTTGTTGAGCGCTGACCACGATCGCGCCAAAGGAGACGGTCGAGTCGCTGCGCTTGCTGATCAAGAGTGTCGGCAAAATGCCTGAGCGCCTGAGATCCGGTCGGGATATAGCTCATCGATTGGTTCCCCCGTAGGCCTTGCGACCGGGACCGTAGCTCTTGGGGCGCGATGCATAGTCATCGTTCGCTGCCTCGGGCTTACGCGGGAGCGGGCCGTCCCAGTTGTCGATGCGCATCTGGTCAAAGCGATTCTGCAGGCTGATGCGCTCTCCCGCGCGGATGTTTCGGCCCTTCGCGAAGTGCATTTCCACTACGCCCTGCAGATGGGTCTGCTGTTCCGGCGTGTCGTAGTAGTCCTCACGGTGCAAGAGCACAACCACGTCGGCCTTCTGCTCCAGTTCCCCAGATTCGCGGAGGTCAGACAGGGTTGGGCGCCTATCGGTCCGGCCGGTGACGCTTCGATTCAGCTGCGCCAGAGCCACGAGCGGAATCTTCCACTCCTTGGCTAGGTCCTTGCCCTTCTGCAGAATGCGGCCGTACTCGAATCGGGCCATGCGCGGGTCCACGTCGAAATCGTGGATGTGATCGATCACCAGCAGCTGCAGCGGTTTGCGCTGGTGCATGCGCCTGGCGCGGGCCTCGAACTGCCGGACGTTCAGGGAGGCGGTGTCATCGATATACAGCGGTGCCGACTTGAGGTCACGTATCGCGGGCGTCATCCGGCTTTGGTAGATCTCGCTGTCCTCGCCGGAGTGCCTTGGCCTCGTGACCCATTCGTGAGGAATCTGAGCGACGCAGGCGACATTGCGGTCGTGGCAGTCATCGATGCTCATCTCGAGGCTGAACAAGCCTACCGTGATGCCGTTGAGTGCACAGAACACCGCAACGTTCAGCGCTGCAATGCTTTTGCCCATGCTGGGCCGGCCGGCGATGAGGTAGGCCGTGGACGGCTGCAGGCCATGCGTTACCCGGTTGAATTCAGCCCAGGGGGTTTTCAGCCCAGTCAGGCCGCCGCCGGAGTGATAGCGGTCTTCCCATCGCTTGTACCACCCGTACATGGTCTCGCCGGCCAGCCGAAGGCCGCCGCGCTGCGCTGGTTGCAGCCCTGCAATGTCCTGCGTCAGCTCCGCCAAGATCTCGGGGAACTCGCGGCCGTCCTGTTGGTGAGCGGACTCCACCGCTCTGCGACCTACGTCCGCCAAACGGCGACGGCCAGCGTACTGGACCACGATTTCGGCGTAGGCGGCTACGTTTGCCGCCGACGGCGTCGTGCTGGCGAGCTCGGTGATGTAGGCGCCGTCGCCTACCGATTCCAGCTTGCCGCGAGATTCGAACCACTCGCCAATGGTGACAGCATCGAACGGCCGTTGCTTCTCGGCCAGGGTCCGGATCGACTCGAAGATCAGCCTGTGGTCGTGGCGGTAAAAGTCGTCAGCAGACAGGGTGTCCGATACGAGTGGCCACGCCTCGGGGGACAGCATCAATCCGCCCAGTACCGCCTGCTCCGCCTCTACGCTGTGCGGCGGAAGATTGGGGTCAAAGCGCATCAGCCCTGCACCCCTTTCCGGTTGTTGTGGTAGGTGCCCTCGATGACCTTCAGCAGGTTTTCTTCGGACTTGATCAGCCAAGGCAGGGACACCTGGAAGCTGTTCACCTTGCCCATGAGGTAGTCGCTATCCCGCATCCACTCGAACAGACCGCGCCACCATTCGATCGTCTGTCTTTCGGGATCAGCCTTCCAGCGCGCGCGCAGGTGCGTCTGCCGGCTATCGCTCCAGCCCTGAACGACAGGACAGTTCGGTAACGCCTTGTGGTATGCCGCAATGATTGCTTCATGGGGGCAGCCGGCAGCGGCCTTTCCGCCGAGCAGATCTGCCTGCTCATCCACTGCGTTAGCGCCCCCTTCGTCACCGGCAGGTGACCCATGGGTTTCTTCTTGATGGTTATATGACGGATTGGCTGCACCACGTGCACCCCGTTCGGTCGTGGCGTGCACCCCGTTCGTGTCGTGGCGTGCACCCCGTTCCCCCTCACGGGGTGCACCACATGCACCCCGCTCCATGACCAGGTCGTAGCAAACGGGGCGTCGATCCGCAGCAGGGATGTACGCCGCAACGATCGCCTGATTGCCTTTCCTGATGACCCCGGTTTCAAGCAGTTGGGCCAATCGAGCCCGCACCGTCCGTACGGCCAGCCCCGTGTCTTGCGCGAGCGTCGCGGCCGACGGGAACGCGTTCCTACCGTCCTTGTCAGCGTAGTTGGCCAAGCACAAGAGCACGTGCCGAGAGATAGATTCCGTCGCGACTTGCTGGTCGAGCGCCCATGTCATTGCTTGGACGCTCATACCGAGGCTCCCGACACTTCCGGGAAGGCGGTCAGCATGAGCGTGGCGAATGCGCCCAGGTGCTCGGCAGTGATCCAGCGCTTGCTCGACATTTGCTGGATCCACTCCAACGCCTGCTGCGGGCCGGAGCAGTAGAAATCGTAGGTCGGCTCCTCACCTGGCCGAGTCCGGTCGTAGATCTCAACGGCAACACGGCCATCGGGAAGGCGTTCCTGCAACCGCACCAATGGCCTTGCGTGTCGATCTTGGATGTGGGCCAGGGCGTCCTGCATGACGTCGGCGTAGGGGCGCAGCCCCTGCCCATGCAGGTTTGCATCGGATTCATGGTGTGGCATAGTGGCCTCGTTCTGAACGAAGCCTCCGCGCATGTCTGCCCGACAGCGGGGGCTTCGTCGTATCTGGACGTTGGGATTTCGCGCCAGACACCCGAGCGGCCACTGCCGCGCTCGGAATGCACGCTTTCCTTCACTGCGCTAGGCCCGTTCCTTCAAGCCCAGCAGAAACGCTTTACTCGCCGCTGACGGGCTCGACCGGTGCGACAAAGTTGCCTGCGGAATCAAACCTGTCCGGATACTTGGCGTGGAAGAACAGCGCCCATGGTCGAGGGATGCCCCGGCGGCGCCATTGACTGATGGAGGGAGCTCGAACCGAGCAGAGGGCAGCGACTCGCTTCGTGCCCCCAAGGGAATCGATCAGCATCGACGCCTGCTCGGGGTCGCTGATCGCGGAAACGTGGGAAGTCGTGGTCATGGCTGAGGAAATTAGCAGTTCCTAATTTACTTTACAACGGTCCCGTGCGTAACATTGCCTAATCCCATTCACAGACCCTAACCATGGATCTCTCAACCCGTCTGCGCACCGCCCTGGCTCGCTCAGGTATCTCTCAGCTCGAATTGGCCAAAACCGTCGGTGTATCGGCCCCCAGCGTAAGCGGCTGGCTGAGCGGGAAGTCTCAGTCGATTCGCGGAGACGCCTTGGTGAAGGCCGCGCGCGTTCTTGGCGTGCCAGCGATGTGGCTCGCTACCGGCGAGGGTTCCATTGATGACGCTCCTGACGGGCCGCCACTCTCCGTCCGTGAGACTCCCCCCGGCTACCTTCGCCTTGAGCTACTTGATGGAGCAGCAGGCATGGGAGCAGGCGTTGTGAATGAAGAATTCCCGGAGGTGATCCGGAGCATGGAGTACGCAGAGTGGGATATCCGGCAACGCCTTGGATTCCTGCCCCAGCCTGGGCGCCTCAAGCTGATCACCGGGCGAGGTCCCTCTATGTCGCCGGTCATCAACAACGGCGATGTAGTGATGGTCGATACTGCCGTGGACTACTTCGACGGCGACGCCATCTACGTTATCAACATCGGCGGCGAGACTCAGATCAAGGGTCTGCAGCGCAGGGCTGATGGGGTCTATATCGTCAGTGCCAATGCACTCTTCCCGCCGTACCCGGCGCCGGACGATCTGTTCATCGCTGGCAAGGCGGTTGTCCTGCACAGCGCGCGGCAAATCGCCTGACAGCTGAAACCTGAACCCATTAAGAAAATTAGCGTGAGTAAATTAGCGATTGCTATTGCAGAACCAATTAGCAATGCCTAATCTAGTCCTGTCGCCGCAGACCGCGGCTGATGGGAGCCACAAAGATGCACGCTTCAAGGGAAATTTGGCGCAGTAAGCACCGCTTGGTGCGCCAACTCAACAGCCTCCGCAAGCGCTACCAAAGCCGCTTGCCGGACAACGGCTTCAGTCTGCTCACCCTCGCAGACCATACGACCGTCATCGCAGTTTTCGCCCGCCATGACCCGCTTCTCTTCCCAGTAGGACACCGCCTCCACTGCAAGCGAGAGGGGATTGGGTATCTCCTGGGCAAGCCTCCGAGGCTGCCGGCATGACTTCCAACTGCCGCTGCAATAACGCCAGTTACGACCATGGAACGCGCCCAGAGCCATCTACGCTGATTCGCGTCGGCTGGATTCTGGTGGTCAGCACCGCAGCAATCGTCGTGCCGCTACGGGTCGCTGAGATCGTCGTTGCAAACCAGATGAAGACCTCATTTTGCGCCGTCGCATCGGATGACGCATATCGCCCGACTTTTGCAGTTTCTCATAGCGCCCAGTACCAAGGAAACCTGAAAGATGAGTCAGAAAAGCCCTACACAGACGCGCAGCACCGATCACCCGGCCGCAGGTTGCCGCGTGATTAAGCAGTTTGAAGAAGGCGAGATCCACATCGGAGAAAGCATTCACCTTGTCGTTCTCGCAGCGCGCGACGGGAAAGCCCGAATCGGGATCCGAGCACCGCGCCATCTGGAAATCAGCGCCCCAAAACAGTGACGGTCCGAGCGCGCCAACGCCCGAACCGTCAGCCAAGCCGCCCCGTAATCGACCAAGATCAAGGAAGCCAACATGGCGAAGAACAGTGTACCCCCGGCCGAGCCGGCTGCCGCGCCCCGCCTCGCAATCAGCGAGCACTACCTGAACGCGATGTGGCGGGACAACCCGCTCTCCGAATGCCTGACCAATCGCTTGGTCAAGGTCGACCGCAATACCAAGGCGGCGCTGGCCATCCTGGATGTGATCCGCCGCGACTTCACCTCAAAGCAGGACGTGCGAGATACCGGCGGCGAGGACGAGCCCGTGCTGTATCAAGCCCTGACTGAACATGCGGTCGACTGCCTGATGGTGGGGTTGGAGGGCCTGCTTTACGAAGCCGAGGACCTGCTCGACTACATCCGCGAAAACCAGAGGGACGTGTGCCGCCAGCCGCTGAAAAAGGAGACTCGCCATGGCTGAGCAGAAATTGACAGTGGAGCACCCCTTCAGCCTGGTGCCCATCCAAGACAACGCGCCGATGTTCAACGTCTGCGCGGGCATCGACACGTCGCATACCGACCTGAAGGCCAGCATTTACTTCGACTACGTACAGCGCCAGCTGGAGAAGCTTGGCAGCGATTCGGTGACGGATGACGACATGTTCGTTCTCGCTGACCTCCTCGAGATGAGCAAGTCGCTGCGCCGCGCAGGAGGTGTGTGGTGAACGTGACTACGTCCTCGGAAAAAACCAAGACAGTGGAAATCGCGAACGCACCCCTCGTAGTTGCGGCTGGCCACGACCTCGACGTGGCTTTGAGCAAGGCAAGGCTGCTCACCGACCACGTGCAGATGCTGCTCTGGGAGGGAATGCGGAATGCCGATGGGAAGGACGTCTCCTTCGGCTACGACACGGTGGTGACCATGGACTTTCTTCTCGACATTGTGACTGGCCTGTATCGGGCAGCAGGAGCGGAAGCATGAGCATGTTCGATGACCTGCTGGACATGGCCCACGTGGAGCAGGAGCCGGACTACAGCGTGTCGGCCCAAGGCGTGCGCTGCATCCGACGCGCAATTACGTTTGGCCTGCACGCTCTCGTGCAGGCGGAAAAGGGCCGCGAGGCGCACAGCTTCGCCTCACAAACCGGCAATCGGTGGCCAGAGGATCTGATCCTCACCATGCCCCACGATTCCTTCAGGACCTCCATCGGAGAACTGGTCGATGCGTTGCTCTGGATCGAGCACGCGAGCCACATACGGGAGGATCGCGCTGATGACGCAGCTTCTGAGTGAATTGCGATCCGCCGCCGCCACCTTGCGCCGGCCTGGGGGCACTACCACCGACCGGATCAGCGCCGAGCTGCTCGAACGAGCGGCCCAAGTCATCGCGGTGCTGCAGCGCGCGCCGCTGCCGGCCACCGCCGTGACCGGTCTTCTGCCGATCTTGCAGGACGGCTGGACGCTGGAGGACTACGGGACCTGGGCGATTCGTGCAGCCGAGCGTGCGCACGGCATCGGCGGCATAGTCCCGAACCCGCTACCGCCCAGCTGGGCCGATGCCCCCGATGGCTACAGCTACCGGGCGATGGACAGCGATGGCCGCTGGTACTGGTTCAAAGACCGGCCCTATAGCGAGACGATCGGCAACTGCGAAGTGTGGGATAGCGAGGACGGGCATTGCGAGGTTCGCGGCCTGCATTTCTACCCTGGCTGGGTCGACACGCTGGAACAACGCCCGCGGGGAGGTGCTTGACCTATGGCATGGATTGACTGCCTTGTCTGGCGCGTCACCGCACGCAATTGGATGAACTGGCCGACGGAACGACGCCACTGGCTCACTGGCCGCTACCAGCACATTCGCTACAACGAGAACGGCCGTTGGAAGGACGGCCGGCTACCGAAGGAAGGAGGCCAGCATGGCCGCAGCTGAACACTCGACCTTCTGGCTGCTCTACGGGCAGTACGGCCCCACGATGACCGTGGAAAAGTTCCGCGAGGAGTTCTTTCCGAAGATGACCATGAAGACCCTGCAGAACTGGATCGCCAGAGGTGACGCGCCCAGGCCGATCAACGGGGTTCTCGATGTTCGAGACGTGGCCGCTTGGTGGGACGAACAAAGGAAAGGCGGCTAGGAGCCGCCTTTTCCTTCGCGCTTCTGTCGCGCAGGGAACAGTCCCCGCACCACCACCAGACAAACAGCAATGACGTTGATCGTTGCGCCACTTGTAAGGGCGATCAAAGCCTTATCGCTGAGTGCAGGCTTTCCCATCGCAGCGTTAGATATGGCGGTGGCGCCGAACAACACGATCCAAAACCACACGGCCAACCTTGCCAACTCAAACGCTTGCTCAGCGTACTTCCCGCGCATCTCAGTGTCTGCGCGCCTCGCGTCGTTCTTCGCCTTGATGCGATCAACGCGCGCCTCCCATGCAGCCGCCTCGCCGGTCACTGCGCCCTTATCAGCCCCTTCCTGGATCTGGAGTTCAGCCTTGATCTGGAACTTGCGGATTTGCTCATCGATAGATTCGACGCCAGGCAACTCAGGCTGTTCATCCGCCATCAGTTCGCCCCGGTCTTGGTGAAGTACTCCCGCATCGAGTCTTCCGAAATCACTGACGAGCGGCCCTTGCTCGCAGCCTGCTCCCAGGGACCACCCGGTACATGCGTGATCTGCGATAGCTTCGTCGCAGGCATATCCTTGTAGGCTCGCCATACGGCGTGAAGGATTGACCGAGCCTTCGGATCATCCTCGCTCATTCGCCAAGGTTCGCCATCCTCATCGAAGGGGAAAGGAACTTCCTTGAGGATGGGGCTTGCGCCGTAGTCTTTGAATTCGTGATAGACGCTGGGGTAGACGGGCCCGTACTGCCAAGCCTGGGGCTGCTCATCCAGAAGGTTCTCACCAGCAAGCGCTAACCCGTGCCCCTGCAAGAAGTACAAGAGCTTCTGTAGCTTCATGTTGGTTACAAGCACGTCATCCTTCCGACCCAGTCGGACGAACTCGTTCGCTGCAGCAATTGCAAAGTGCTTCATATCGCCCCCACGGAGCGGGTCTACCGCTCGCCACACTAGTCTAACGCTGTCTCATGAAATGAAACTGCTGGATGCCGAGCCATAGTCGTCACTGCACCACTCATGCACCAACCTATTCCCAAGTCACTGAATTTACTTGGAATCGCCCCCATCCATCATGGGAGCGACGGACAGGCGCAGGGAATCAGCGTAACGGGCGGTGGCGGACGTCATCGGGCGGTTGATCGTGGAGACTGGCATTGCCAGTGAGATCAATAGTTTACACCGG